TATTCTCTTTTCCTCATAAGGTAGATCAGAGTGCAGTGTTTCGTACAGACATGACAGCTATTCAACAGTTAGAGTTATGGAAGACATACCAAGAGAATTGGTGTGAACATAAACCATCTGTTACTATTTCTGTTAAGGAGAACGAATGGCTTGAAGTTGGTGCATGGGTTTTTGAAAACTTCAATTATATGTCTGGTGTTAGTTTCCTTCCATTTAGTGACCATACATATAAGCAAGCACCCTATCAGGATTGCTCAAAAGAAGAATATGAAGTGCTCTTGGAAAAGATGCCTAAAGTTGTGGAGTGGAATAGATTGTCCGAATATGAACAAACAGATAATACTATCGGTTCACAGGAACTTGCATGTGCAGCAGGGTTTTGTGAAATTCAATGAAGTTAATTGTATGTGAAAAATGCGATGCAGAGTTTAAAATAAATCATTCTATGAATACTACTCACTATGAAATAATGTATTGCCCATTTTGTCAGCAAGATGTTGAAGACCCAGAATTAGAAGATGAGATTGAATGGCATGAAGACGATAGTTAATGAAGACATCCTCAGCAAAAGCTAAAGGTCGTAGATTTCAACAATGGGTTCGTGATCAACTAATTGAAACATTAAGTGTGCATCCAGAGGATGTAGAATCTCGCAGTATGGGTGCAGGGGGTGAAGACCTTATCATGGCCCGTGCTGCGAGAGAGAAGTTTCCATATTCAATTGAGTGTAAGAACCAAGAGTCTCTTAATGTGTGGAAATCATATGAACAGGCAGAATCTAACTCTGGAAATTATGAGCCTGTTGTTTTTATCAAAAGAAATAATCAGAAACCTCTAGTTGTAGTTGATGCAGAATATTTTATAAAACTTCATGCTAGAGTTGCAAAAGAGTATGATATAGATGAGTTATTAACCACTATTAATGATTAATGATAGATTACCACTATTTTTTTATAAATAGATATATGGAACTATTAGAAATTCGTTAACAGGGAGAATCTAAGTGTATCATATTAGGAGAATTTTAGTTGGTAGTTTTTTTGGAATTTTTATTTCAACTACTGTATTTGCTGTAGATACGAACACGGTAAGTTCAACTGTAGTTACGGATAAAGCACCACCAACGGCTTCTGCACCATCCATTGTGATTAACAATAGTGATGTCTGTAAGTCAGCATTTAGTGCTGGTGTTCAGACACAGATTTTTGGTATTGCATCAGGTATTACAGTTACAGACCAAAATTGTGAAAGAATGAAATTGAGTCGTTCTCTCTATGGTATGGGAATGAAAGTTGCTGCCGTATCTACCCTTTGTCAAGATGCAAGGGTATTTGATGCTATGCTTATGGCTGGAACACCATGCCCATATAAAGGTAAGATAGGTAAAGAAGCACTTCAAGAATGGAAAGATAATCCACAGGATATACCATCTGGAACCAGGCTTATGTCTGAATTAAAAAAAAAGAGTGGGATAGAGATGGAGAACCAGGAGGAGAGGAAGAACGATCAATATTGGGATCAACACGATGGGATGACGGATTAGATGACTATGAAGACTCTGATGAGCACGAAATTGAAGACTCAACCACAACCCCTCTGGCCATTTTTGGATCATTTCTATTGGGTGCTGGTTGCTTCATTGGCATCCCTTCTTGTCTTGGGATACCCTTCTTTTTCTAATGCACAGACAACATCTGCTGTTACAGGTCAGACTACCACAGAAAATCTCATAGAAACTGATTTAAATCAATTTACCACAACTGGTAAAACATTTATAGGCCCAAACGGTAGAGGTTGTTCAGCAGGGGAATTTTGCACTGGTGGTGAAACACTTGGTGGCACATTTACCACCACCTTTGATCTTAAAGATAATATGACGATCAATGATATTAATAGAGGATTTACATTAGATTCTGGAATAGATGTTAAGAGTGATAATAGTAATGTTACAGTGCCAACTTGCGTTTCAACAACACAGGTTTCACCAGATTGTAAAGATATATTCTCATTAACCATTAAGCTATTTAATTCTAATCAAGTTGGTAGTAACTTAGTGCATACGTTTACTCATGAGGTGGAGTTAGATTTTAGCGGCACTCAGTCATATGAATTTATAAATACTATTCCACAAAATGAGTTTTCTTTTCTAACAGGAGAGTTTCGTTTATTTGGTATAGATGCTGGTTTTGGTTCTGGAGCATTTGGACCAGCATTTTCAAATCCTACCATGACCACAACATTTGATATTATTACATTGATAGAAACAGAGGTTGTAGATATTTTAAATAACACGAATATATTAAATAGTAATATTCCAGAAAATGTTGAAGTTGCAGGGCTAACCGTGGATGTTAGTAGTTCTGCTGGTGAACAAGTTACCTCTTTAGAATTAGAGGTTAATACTGAAATGCAAGTAGAAGTTAGCACAGAAATAGAAATGGAAATGGAAAATGATATTAACACCGACGAGTCCGTTGAATCAGTTGAAGTGGAACAAGATTCTTCACAGGAAGGTGGAGAAAATGTATCAGAGTCAAATGAGTCAGAACCAGAACAAACAGCTGAAGCAGAACCTACAGAACAAGAGGGGCCAAAAAGTAAATCTTCTAACGTAAGTAATAAAAAGAAGTCTGAATCAAAAGAAAAAGCAGCAAATAAGATTGTTAAGAAGATGGGCGACAAAGGAAGGTATGATAGCATAAATCAATTGAAGACACTGATAGTAATGCAAGTTCTTGGTAATGCAAAAACATTTTTTAATAACCAAGTTATTTTACCAGATACGCAAGGATTTTTTAGTTCAGCCCGTATCCCCGATGCACAGATAGCAGATAATAATGCTGCTGCTTATTTTATGATAGGTGGTAGTAATTCAAAAATGGATGCATTAACAGATATTCAATATAGGAGATAAGACATGGAATCTACTACAAGAGAATTAGCAATACATTATGCAAAACTAAGTTCGTATTCGTATTTGACTTGGGGTGAGGCTGTTCCACTTTCTAAGAAAATGGGGTATAATAATGTTGAACTAATTGATAATCAGAACGCACAGTGTATGATTTTTGAAAATGATACTGATATTGTGGTAGCGTTTAGAGGAACTGAACCTGATCAACTTAAAGACGTAATTGCCGATCTAAAGTCTTGGAAACATCGTAGTAAAGGTAAAGGTCGGGTGCATGATGGTTTCTATGATGAGGTTAAAAAAGTTTGGAATGATGTTGTCGCATATATCGATGCTAACCCAGATAAAAAACTTTATATTTGCGGTCATAGTTTAGGTGGTGGTATGTCTATGGTGGCTGCTGCTAGACTACAGAGCCGTGTAGAGGCGGTTTACACATATGGTTGTCCAAGAACAGGTGACAAAGTATGGAGAAGGAATTGTTATTTTACTCATTACAGATTTGTTAATTGTAATGATATAGTTCCTAAAGTTCCATTGAAAATTATGGGATATAAACACTATGGCACTCTACAATATCTTAACTACTATGGAGATTTTAGAAACGCATCGTTCTGGCAAAGAACTAAAGACCAGTTTCGTGCAACATTTTCTGATTGGCGTAAGCTTAGATTCTTTAATAATGTTAAAGATCATGTTATTAGTAGTTATTTGGATAAATTACAAAAATAAAAATATTTCTAATGAAATAGGAGAACTAAAATGTCAGACGGCGGCGCAACAGAAGTTGAGTTCGCCGGGGTCAAGTTTCGAGGTGGAAAAATATTCGTTATTATTACAGCATTATCAACCCTCGGCGGTGGTCTTTATGCAGGATTTGAGTTCTATAAAGATTATATTAATATGAGAACAAAGATTGAGAAATACACAGCGCCAGATTTATCTGGTTTTGATAAGAAACTAGCTGTGCTTGAAGAACAGTTGAATAATGTAGTTAAAGAAGTTAGTTCTGATTTAAAGGTTGTCAAGATAGAATTTGAATCTCTACAATCAAAAGTAGAATCTTTTAAGGAATTAGAAGAGGGAATCAAACAATCGGCTGATGACTCACGGGACTATACAAAAGATATTAAACGTGACTTAAAAGCAGAAATGCACCATATGTCTAAGCAACTAGATACTGTAGAGAAACGTGGTAAAGAGGCATTTAGACAAGTTCGTGATAGCATAGACAAGAATGATACTAAAGTTCGTACTATGGTTACTGTTAATTCTGATAGGTTTGATAAACGTAGAGAGCAATTAAGAAATGATATGGACGCACTTGAACTTAGAATGAAGGATGAGATGAAGGAATTGAAGAAGAAAGTGAATGATAAGATTAAGAAAGCTCTAGAAAATCCTCTTGCAAATATGCGAAAATAGTTGTTGACAAATGGCAATTAGTATGATATACTCTATATATGATGAGAAATAAGAAAGATTAGGTAAAAATTAATGGATGTATATATACACACGGTTATCGCAGTAGTTTTTATGGGCGCCTGTTATTTGTGGGGTAGGTACTTAGCTAAGCATGAAATGCTGGATGGTATTGTCACTACAATGTTGGATACTCTAGAGAAAGAGGGTTTTATAAGGACTATAAAAGATGACGATGGCGATATGACGCTTGTTCCTATCTCTGAAATTGAAGAGTGTGTTAAAAAAGACACACCTTAATATAATATCAAATATATTGATATTAAGTATTGACAAACAGTAATTGGTGTGGTATACTATGTATATGATGAGAAATAAGAAAGAGGTTATTATGAAGTTAGGAACAAAGATTATCGGTGATTTCGGTGCAATGCTTCCATTGTGGGAAGGTGAGATTGTCACTATTGATTCTACTTATGGAAGTGCTTTGGAAGAAGCCAAGATCAAGTGGGATAATGGTTCTCATAGTTGGTTGTCATTAAATGCGATTAACTCTGCTCCTACCGCTAACGGTTCGTCCATTGGATACTATACAGAGGAGGCATATTATGAGTAATATGAAAAACTGGATGATGGATATCGAAGAGTTCTGTGATGGATATTTTTTCGATGCGCCTGTTCCGAATGACTTCAGTGTTGATGAGGTGGTTGAGGATGTTGGGATGTACTTCAAGAGCAACGAAGCAACTAAGTACGCCAAACAGTATCTCACTAAAATAATGGGAGAAATTTAATGAATAAAGTATTTATTCCTGTTGCAGTTATTGCATCTATGATCGTGTCTTCAGCAGTTGCTGAGATGGTAGAAGTTCCAATTTCAGCTGTAACACCAAACTATAGTTCAATGGAAACACGGGTGCCTATCCAATCTTGTAATCAAGAATTGGTTCCTGTAAATAATAATGGATCACCAGTTTCTATTGAAAATCTTTTAGGTGGAGCAATTGGTGGTTTACTTGGTAATCAATTTGGTGGTGGTAAAGGTAAGATGGCCATGACAGGTGCTGGTGCAGTTGCTGGTTGGGCCCTTGGTGGTAATATTAATAAAACACCAAATCAATATCAACAACAAACTGTATGCAAAACTTCTTATCGAATTGAACATAAACAATTTATTGAAAGTTACACAGTGCATTATGACTTTAATGGGGTTCGATATATGACTCGTACTACCGTTCCGCCTCAGTCAAGTACTTTAAAATTAATGGTAAATACTTCACACACAGTAAAAAAGTAGATTATGAAATATATTATGATTCCGGCGTTATGCCTCCTATCAGGAGTTGCCTCAGCTAATGAATGTAACTACAAAACAGACGTAGATACAACATTTGAAGGCGTTATAACTAAATCCCAAAATTACGATAAGAAAACTTATCCATACGTTGATGATACTCGTAAGTGTGTTGTTAGTCTTGATGTTAAAATCAAGGATAAGTGGTATCCAACATCAGGAACATATATTTTTGGTCCTAATATGGCAGAAAATAAAGCTTGTAAAAATGCAGAGGTAGTTGCGAAAGAAGATATTCTACGCACCACAGTTCCAGAAAAATTAAACAAAAAAACAGAACAGAAATGTAATGTAGTAGTTGGGGAAAAACCGAAGTCGGTAGAACCACCAAAGCCACCAGCTGTGCCTACTATTCCTGTGCAAATTGCTCCACTGATTAATCAGAATGGTTCTACGCAACAGTATAACATGACATTGAGTTCAGCATTTGATGTTAAACCAAACCATTATATAGTTCCACATAATACAATTATTTGTAAGAAGTTATATATGGATGTTTGGATTGATGGACGTAAACAATTAGCATATGAGGAAATTTGCAAATGAAATTTTTTATAGGACTTGTATTAGGTATTGTACTTACAGCATTTTATCCAGATATTATTCCAATCGTCAAGAACGCCTTTGTAGAGTCAGGTATTCGTGACGCAACAGTTCAGACTCTCATGGAAGTAAAGTAGATTATTATGAAAATAGTTACAACGGCTTTTGTACTCGGCCTAATGAGTACTGCTGCAATTGCTGGTGAGGTTTCTCCGAAAACAGTAGAAAATGCAGATTCAATCACGATTTTATGTTCTAATGATGTAAAGCCGGGAAGTATTAAACTTACTAATCCACCAAGAATAAATTGTGGTGATATGTCTAAAGCTCAGTTTGCAATTGGTACAGGATTTACATTTAAATCCGATATTCCTACTGATGATCTTATTAATATGGCAAAAGGTAGGACTAGTAGGACTAGTAGTAGGCCTAGACTCTCATATTTAGAAGGGGCAAGAAGTATGTCTGAAACTAATGCGTATCCTAAGTTTGGTGGAACTTCAACTCTTAACCGTTACAACGAAACTAAAAAACGTGCCGGAGAAGTTGATCGTTTGGAATCTATGAAAAAGAATTTTGTATTCAATGAAAACGGAAATAGCTATAATAGTATTAGTGATTTTGATAATCCAAACAGCAAGGTATCTAATCTTGTTCGTAGAAAGCGTGGTTATCGTGGTAGTGGTTGCAGCGCAAACGAAATTATTAGGGGAGCTTGTTAAATAATGAATACAACTATCAAATCAATTCTGGTAGCAATTTTGTTTGGAACAATCCTAATGGGTATGACTTTATCTCTTGGTGGATGCGGTAATACTGTCAAAGGTATTGGTACAGACATCGTAGGGATGGGTGAAGATTTAATGAAAGAAGATGTTAAAAATGAAGAAAAATAAAATGGTTCTATTTGGTGTTGCAAGTATTCTTGCATTATCAGGTTGTAAAACAACACAGGATGTTGCTGCGCCGGGGTCTGACCCCGGCGTTCAAGTTGCTTATGAATATAAACGTGATCGTGTCAAAGAACAGGTTGATAACATTCCAGAGTGGTTTAAGTCACAACCACAGGATAACTCTAAAATCTATTCTGCTGGAACTTCTGTAACTCCTGATTTACAGTTTGCAGTTGATATTGCTGTCTTGAATGCAAAAGTTATTCTTGCAGACCGTATCAATTCAAGGTTACGAGCACAAGCAAAACAGTTCAAAGCTAAGGTTGGTTCTGGTGATATGGATGCCTCTGTAATCTCTGAATTTGAACGTGCAGTAAAGAATATTATTGCTGATACAGATGTGTCTGGATATCATCTTGCAAAGACTGAAATCTATCCACACGGGACTCAGTATCGTGCGTTTGTTTTGTTAGAATATTCTGATGCAGAAGCAAGGAAAATTTTATCAAATCGTATTCGTAAGAATGAAATGTTGTTTAACAAGTTACGGGCATCAAAAGCTTGGAAGGAGTTGGATAATAATGCCGATAAAAAGAATAAGGAAGATGATGATCGCCGCAAGCGTGATGTCACTACTCTTAATTCCCTCTAACGTGCAAGCCTTTGAACCTATTAGTATGTTAGGCGCTGTTATTAGTCCAATTGTTTGTAAGGTTATTGGATGTAAGAATACTACTAATAAGTACATCTTCATAGAGCATCCTGCTGAAAATAGAAAACGTCTATCAGAAATGCGAGATAATTTTAAGTGGGGTGATTATTATGAAGAGGGTGAATGTAGGGACATAAAGAAAGGTATTGACAAAAGTCTTACCGCATGTTATACTAATAAAAATTGGAGAATAGTTAAATGACAATAGCATTATTTGTTATCGGTGGTGTGGTTCTTGTGAATGATGTTTTTTGGTGGGCTACTAACCTATGAGTGGAATGCACTTATTGCCTGTGTTCTACTCTACAACGAACACCAAGAAACGTAAGGTACGCAAGAAGACTCAAAGTCTTCTTGCTGCTGAACGTGCTCATGAAAAGTATTTAAAGAAAATGGGTATAGGCTCTCGTAGCTCAGTTGGATTAGAGCAACGGTCTTCTAAACCGTGGGTCACAGGTTCGAGTCCTGTCGAGAGCACCATTCCAACTAGTAAATTAGAATTTAGTGTATGTACTAAAAAGGATGATACATATAAGAGAGAGATATCTAAACAATATGTCATAGGTCAGGCATATAATAAAGGTGGATGTCAAGTGTTATCAAAACAAGAACAGAAAGACCCTGCTACAGGCAAAAGGAGATAGAGGTGAGAGTTGAAGTAAGAAATAATAACGTTGACGGTGCTTTGCGTATTTTAAAGAAGAAGTTGCAAAGAGAAGGATTCTATACAGAATTACGAGAACGTGAGTATCACCAGACTAAGGGTGAAAAGAAACGATTGGCAAAAGCTGCTGGTCGTAGGCGTTGTTTAAAGGAATTAAATACAAGGTTTGAGGATCACGGTTATTGATCATGCATGATACTAAAACCTCTACTCCATTAAAGGAGCAACATCAATTAGTTTGGTATGTTAAATGGACATCATCAATTCTTATTGTATTGGCAATGATTGCATCTACTAATCAACTGTATCCATATAATATATTTTTACAGTTCTTTGGATGTTTAGGGTGGTTGTGGGTTTCTATAATCTGGAATGATCGGTCATTGATTGTGGTTAATGCTGTTGCGTGTGCAATATTTATTAACGGATTTGTTATGTATTTTAAAGGTATATGATTATGAAAAATAAAATAACTACTCCTAAGACTAGGAAGAAACGTAAACCGATGACGGCAGAACAAAAGGTTGCTGCATCAGAACGTCTTGAGAAAGCTAGAGCAGCAAGAGTTGCAAAAAATCCTGATTATGGTATGTCTAGTATTCATGAGAGTTTGCGTGATTTGCCAGATAATTATCCTACTCACCCTAATAAAGTTAAGGTGTGGATTAAAACTCAATCGGAACTTGCATCTAGTGAACGTGCTCAAGTAAAACAAAAAATCAAGGGTGCGCTTGCAAGGCAACTTATTCATGATGGATATGTTAGAAATCTAAAAACATATTTGAGAACTGGAGATTATATTGATGATTTCTATGGTGAATATCAAGATAAAAAAATAACTCGTAGATGTATAGCTCAATCATATTATTGGGAAGGACCGAATAAAGGACAACCTCAGTTTAGTGTTGGTACATGGTATCCATTACTTGGAACTGTATATACGAAAGAAATGCAAGAAAATGAATAAAACCACAGAAGAAGAACCAGAAAATGTAATCAAAGGCCCTTGGAAGAATAAATCTAAAAGAGATGTTATTTTACCCGAAGAAGATATTATCGAAATGCAAGATAATCTTATGTTCATGGATAATCTAACAGAGGCTCTTATGGTTCAAATGATACATACTATTAGAGAAAATGCGATTGATGTTGAGGGAGAAGATTTCTTACAAGACATGAGTTTCATTATTGAATGTGTTAGATCAACTTTATATAGAGAGGTTGGAACTGTCCATCCAATAGCTAAGATAATGGAAGCATTCACTACGGATGGTCTTGATACCAAGTATCACGATTTACCTTCTATTGAATTTGATGATGAGAAAGACCCAGCATGATATTAGTTGATATGAACCAAATTTCCGTTGCTAGTGTTATGATGCATTTGCACCTAACTAAAGCACCAAAGGTAGATGAGGAGATGGTTCGCCATATGATCCTCAACTCTCTCCGTATGTATCGTGAGATGTTTTTTGAAAAATATGGTGAGTTAGTAATCTGTTATGATTCTAAACACTACTGGCGCCGAGATTACTTCCCGCAATACAAAAAGAATCGTAAGAAAACTAGAGATAGTTCTGGCCACGATTGGGATGCTATATTTGATTGTCTAAATAGAATTAAGGAAGAGATGATTGAATTTATGCCTTATAAAGTTCTTGAGGTATATGGTGCAGAAGCAGATGATATTATTGCTTCTCTTGCTTTAGAATTGGAGTTTGATAATGGAAAAACCCTGATCCTCTCAGGAGATAAGGATTTCATTCAGTTGAAAAGACATCTTAACGTTTCTCAATATAGCCCCATCACTAAAAAGTTTATTACTGGACATGATCCAGATGAATATTTACAAGAACATATTCTGAAGGGCGATAGTAGTGATGGTGTTCCAAACGTCCTTTCACCAGATCATACTTTTACTGATGGATTACGACAAAAACCATTGACAAAGAAAAAGATTGAATCATGGAAAGGACCATTAGTAGAACATTCTCTACCTAACGATGAAATCAAAAGAAACTATCAGAGAAATGAAACTTTGATTGATTTACGAAAATCCCCACCAGAAATACATTTGGCGTGTTTAAAGGCATACCAAGAAGCTCCAGAAGGGGATCGTAGTAAACTACTAAATTACTTTATAGAAAAGAGATTGAGAAATCTCATGGAATCAATAGGAGATTTTTAATATGACGCCGCTAATTTCAGAAGTTTTGAGTAAGGTTGCCAAAGCTAAGACCAAAGACCAAAAAGTTAGAATTTTACGAGAAAATGATACTCCACCATTACGAATGATTTTGAAAGCATCATTTGACCCATCTATCGAATGGGAACTGCCTGAAGGTGAAGTCCCTTATAAGGTGAACGATGCGCCAGACGGTACTGAGCATACTAATCTTGCACATGAGTCTAGACTCCTGTTTCATTTCATTAAGGGTGGTAATCCTAAGTTGAGTGCTCTTAGGCGTGAGAATATGTTCCTTCAGTTACTTGAGGGGTTATCTGAAGAGGAAGCAGAGATTATTATTGCTGCTAAAGATGGAGCTCTTCATAGGAAGTATAAGGGATTGTCTGATGCTGTGGTTAAAGAGGCGTTTGGTTGGACTGAAGAATATATGCAACCAGAACCGACTGAAATCCTAGAAGGTCATCAAGCAAGATTTTAAATATTATTCGCTTGACAAACATTAATTAGTATGGTATACTATGTACATGATGAAAAATAAAAGGGTTTTTTATGGTTAATGTATGTGTAACTGGTGGTCTAAAGAAAGACCGTGAACTAATAGATGATATTGTTTGGTGGTGCAAAGATA